GCGCAGGCGTTTAACTACATGGCAATGGCTGGATGGAAAACCGACGATATGCTGAACGGTATCGAAGGCATTCTCAGCTTGGCGGCAGCTTCCGGAGAAGATTTGGCAACGACATCCGATATTGTTACGGATGCACTTACGGCGTTCAACATGAAAGCCGGTGATGCCGGACATTTCTCAGATGTTTTGGCGGCGGCTGCATCAAATGCGAACACGACAGTCTCCGGAATGGGCGAGACTTTCAAATATGCAGGCTCTACGGCAGGATCGCTCAGTTACTCCATAGAAGATGTTGCCCTTATGACAGGCTTAATGGCGAATACTGGAATTAAGGGGACAATGGCCGGTACGGCACTCAACTCAATATTCACGAGATTATCGACGAACACCAATGGAGCGGCTGATGCTATGAAAGACTTAGGCATCAGCTTTTTTGATTCCAACGGACAGGCCAGGGATTTATCTGATGTGATGGGTGAGTTAAGGACGGCTACGGCAGGTATGACGGCTGAGCAGAAGTCAAACCTGGCAAATACAATCGCAGGAACACAGGCACAGAAAGGTTTGCTTGCTATCTTGAACGCCTCGGAAGAGGACTACAATAAGTTGGCAGATGCCATCAACAATGCAGACGGAGCAGCAGCGAATATGTCTGAAACGATGATGGATAACCTGCAGGGTTCTATCACATTGCTGCAGAGTGCAGTAGACGGAGTGAAAATCTCATTTGGTGAGAGGTTATCTCCATACGTGAGAAGCCTGGCAGATTGGCTTACCGATCAGATGCCAGCGGTTGAATCCGGTCTTGATGAAATGATGGACTGGGTAGATACAAAAGTGGACCGCATGAAGAAGAAATTCCATGACTTAACAGAGTCAGAAGAATGGAAAAACGCAGATTTCCTCGGCAAGGTGAAACTGAGCTGGGATGAATTTATTGCCGATCCGTTCAAGGAGTGGTGGGACACCAAAGGAAAGGCAAAATTTGCTGATTTCGCCGGAGACATCGGAAAAGGCATCGGTAGCGGAATTAAGATCGGCGTTATGACAATGCTCGGTATTGACATCTCGGAAACATTCGACGAGGGAACCAGCATCGGAGCGTCGTTCGCTAAAGGATTCTCAGAGGGATTTGATTTCGATGCCGTGTCTGCGAAGTTGATGGATGGACTCGGTAATTTAGTATCAAATGCGGGCAAACTGCTTCCGGGCGGTAAGTCTGCAGATTTGTCGTCTGTATTCTCGGCGGTATTGCTCGGTAAGATTGCCAGTCCGTTTATCAGTCTTGGCAAGGGAGCAATCAGCCTGGGGAAAGCAGGAAAGACGGTATTAGGTTCGGGAGCCGGAGAGATGGGACTGGGAGCAACAATGCTCGGTTCATCTGCTATGGGTACCGGACTTCTTGGAAAGTCAGCAATGCTGGCAATCAATCTCGGAGCAGGAAACCTAGCCGGAGGAGCCTCGCTTGGTGCTGGTGCGTTATCTGCACTTGGTTTAGGAGCGGGAGCCGGTGCAGTTGCAGGAGGTGCAACGCTTATTAGTGCAGGAATTGACACGTATAAGGCAATCAAGTCCGACGACAAGGACGAAAAAGCCGCTTACGGAGGTTCGGCTGCTTGGAAAGCAGGCGGTGTTGTTGCCGGAGCTGCCGCTGGAGCAGCACTTGGTTCTGTTATCCCTGGTCTTGGTACAGCTGTCGGTGCTTTAATCGGTGCCGGTGTTGGTGGTATTGCAGGCTGGGTAAAAGGCAACAAGGTCAAAGAGGAGTACCAGGAGAATGTAGAAGAGATGCAGAAGGAAGCTGAGAAGGCACAGAAAATCTTCCAGGCAACCGGATTATCAATCGAAGATGTGAAGTTTCAGAATAAGGCTCTGCAGGACGCTATGAACGATAGCGAGGTTTCTGCAGAGCAATTTGCACAGATGTTCCAGGAAGAATGCGAGAACGTGGCAAAGAATGCTTTCGGAAAGGTGAAATTATCCTTGCAGGAAGTTAAGGAGATTGCCAGCGACATCACGTTTGGAGATATGGCAGACAGCTTAAACAACTTCACGACAGCAACCAATGACACACAGCAGGCATTGAGCAGCCTGCAATCATCAGTAGCAACCTTGAAAAAGGAAAACTGGAAAGTCAGCTTAGGAATGAAACTGGACGAACTGCAGAAGGACGATTACAAAACTGCAATCGAGAATTTCATCAGTGATAGCCAGTCCTATATTGACAACAACCACTATGAGGCAACGGTCGCTTTGAAATTGCTTACTGGAACCGACGCAGACACCAGCGGTCTTGACAGCTACTACGGTAGTTTGAAGAGTCAGCTGGAAGGTTTGGGTTCACAGCTTAATGGAAAAGTAGATATTGCCATGGAAGATAGCGTTATTACACTTGATGAAGCGGCGGAGATTCAGAGCTTGCAAGATCAGATTTCGGCTATCACAGGAAAGATTTCGCAGGCCAGGACGGATGCGGAATTTGATACGTTGAAGATTAAGTATTCCGGCGCAGAGCTGGATATGGATAGCTTCAATGCTTTGCAGGAAGAGCTGCAGGCGGAAGTTACGTCTGCTTCAGATCAGTACGAGCAGGCACTTACGCTGACACTCACGAACCTTAAACTGCAGCTGGCAGACGGAGCAATCACGCAGGACGAGTACGATGCGGCAGTAAAGGAAGCAACAGACGGATATTATGCACAGATTGGAGACATAAACGCAAGGGTATCATCTTTCAACCTGGAAACAATAGCGGAGGCGTGGGATTCATCATTGCAAGGCTATATGCCGGAGATCGAAGGCACCACGAAGGAGAAACTGGAAACAGCTTTGAACAATGCTTTGTTGGCACATCCGGATGTAAAAACCTGGACTGCGGCAGATGTGGCAAGTTGGATGGGATTAGATAAGCTCAATCTCGATACAGCGGTTCAGACAGACATTGCGACGCAGATTCTACAGACAGCACTTGCGGTACCGGAAGGCACCAAAGAGAAAATTATGCAGGATTTCAAAGATTCTGTACCGACAGCAGAGGAAATCAAGGAGGCAATCGACTGGGATTCAATGACAAACCAGGACTGGCAAGACCTCATGGAGTCTATCACAGGCCCGACGGAGGGTGAGTCAATCGGCTTGACCTCAGACGCATTGAAACAGAAAATGTCTGATTATTACGCAGACTGTTTCGAGCAGGTAAAGACCTCATATTCGGAGGCTCTTCACAATGCGTTGGAGAACAGTAACAGCGAAGAAACGCTCAGTTCGTTCATGCAGGAGTATATGCAGAATCAGATGCAGGATTTTGATTTTTCGACAGTAATGGAGAATTACGGTCCTATATCGAATGAGTATTTCGCAACGCTGCAGTCCGAATGGCAGACGGCCGGCACAAACCTTGGAACGTCACTCAACACAGGAGCGTCAACAAGCCTAACCGGAGGATCAGCACAGCTGAGAACCAGCTTGCAGACATCATTGAACACAGCAACGGCAAGTCCGTTCAACATCAGTCCGACGGTAAACGTAACGCCAAATTACAATCTGCTGACATTGCCACAGATTCCGACAACAACACCGGCGAAACACGCTGCAGGTGGTCGAGTTGGTGGCGGCCCACAGCTGTCATGGCTGGTAGAGGAAGGCTGGGACGAGTTTGTTATCCCGACAAATCCAAGCCGAAGGACAAGAGCGCTTGAATTGTACGAGCAGGCAGGCGAGGCACTCGGCGTTTCTAAGCACGCAGACGGCGGCCGTATAGAAGGCTCAAATTTGAGTGATATGGTATCAGACCATAATTTATTCACTGAGGCGACAAGAAACGCATCCTATGGCTATAACGAAACCACAGAAGGTAATTATGAGGACAACTCAGCAGAAACATTTGCTCCGGTAAGTTCAGAGGTTCCGGCCTCTACACCACAGACTGGTCCGATCAGTGTAAATGTTGCAGTTAGTCCGAATTTCCAAATTGAGGCGAAGGAAGGTCAGAGTGAGGAAGATATTGTTGCCGTAATCAGAAGGCACTTAGGCGAAATTGCAGACGAACTCGGCGGAAACATCGCCGACAAGTTAAGCGAAGTATTCGCCAATATGCCGGTAACAAGCACGAAAGGAGCGTAGGCAATGGATATTAAACTAATTCCGGTGGAAAAGGGTTCAAAGTTTACGTTCCCGGCTCTACCCGAAAAGGTGCAGGGCAAATATGCAGCCAAGTACCAAAGTTTTGACATCATCTCCCTGGGTACCGTAAAGGTACCTAAGGGGACGGATGTTTCAGAGTTTTCGTGGGACGGTGTATTTTTTGGAGCATCAAAGAAGAATGAGGCAATCGTCAAGACGAATGCCTGGAAAAGTCCAAATGAGTGTGTAAGAATTCTGAATGACTATATGTTGAATGAGACAGTGCTTACATTGATCGTAACGGAAACGTGGATAAACGTGGATGTTACGATTTCTTCATTTCAGCCGAGACCGGTTGGAGCGTATGGCAATGTCGAGTATTCCATTACGTTTGTTCAGAAGAAACCGCTGAAAATCTACAGTACAAATGAACTGAAAATTGCGGCGTTTGTAAGGAAAACGAAGCCGAGAGCCAGTTCATCATCGAGCGGAGGCAACTATACAGTAGTCTCCGGAGATACGCTGTGGGGCATCGCTTCAAAGAAACTGGGAAGCGGTACCAAGTGGACGACAATTTACGATGCAAACAAGGATACGATAGAGTCCACAGCAAAGAAACACGGAAAGAGCAGTTCAGATCACGGTCACTGGATATGGCCAGGAGAAGTTCTGACAATCCCAGGATAGGAGGCACGCTATGATTGATTTGGCGAAAATCCAGTACCGGGTCGTGGTTATGGACGAAAGTAAGAACCAGTACAACATCAAGGAGTACATCGAAAACCTCGGATGGGAAGAGAACGACGGCGAGTTATCCGTCAGAACCTCATTTGTGGCGAAGAATGATAAGACATCCAAGGGTTACCTGTCGAAGATAATCAAGCCGGGGTGCCTGGTCGGAGTATTCGCAACAGACGGTGCTTCCCAGGACGAGGAAGTAGCACGAGGGTACGTGGAAACGTGGAATCCGGTTGAAAAGAGCGGAGGACATACGCTGAAATGTACCTGCTACGACGAGCTTTACAAGCTACAGAAGAGCCAGGACAACAGATATTTCCCTTCCGGAACCGGCACAAAGTCGGCGATAGAAGGGATTTTTGATGATTGGGAGATACCGCAGGGATCATATCAAGGCCCGAATGCTTCACACGGCAAAACGGTGGAGAACAATAAGTATCTGTCAGACATCATCATCAATTTGCTGGACGATGCAGCAAAAAAAGGCGAAGAGCAGTGCTTTGTGCAGGCTAGGAAAGGTAAGACATCCGTTATTCCGAGAGGAAGCAATAAGACGGTGTATGTATTCCGGACAGATAACACGCAGATGTTCAGTCAGAGCATAAGCACAGCAGATATGATTACTAGGGTCAAGGTTGTAGGGAAGGCAGACGATGATGGAAGAACCAGTGTTGAAGCCACGGTAAACGGCGAGACAAAGTATGGTATCCGTCAGAGAATTTATACGAGAGGTAAAGATGAAAGCCTTGCGGACGCCAAATCTGCAGCACAGGAAATCTTGGACGACGAAGGAAAAATCAAAAAGGAGATTAAAGTACAGTCTCCGGACGTTCCGTTTGTCCGAAAAGGCGACCTGGTGTATGTAATGAGTGAGCTGGCCCAGTCGTATTACTACGTGAAAGGCATCCAGCACACGGCAGACACCTGCAGCATGACAATGGATTTGGAACTTGCAGAGCCAAAGAAAGAAAAGGCAAGCTCCGAGAAAAAGAAAGATTACAATGTGGGCGACATCGTGAATTTCCATGGTGGAACCCATTATGTGAGCAGCTACCCAGGCTCAAAAGGCTATAACGCCAGGGCAGGAAAAGCAAAGATTACGATTAAGAACGGTTCCGGGAAAGCACACCCTTGGCATCTGATCCATACGGACAGTGGAAGCAACGTGTATGGGTGGGTTGACGACGGGACTTTTGATTAAAGGCAGGTGATACAGATGGATCAATTTGACGGACACCCAGGGACAGCGAAACTGGCGCAGGTGTTAGATAAGAGAACCTCGCAGAAAACAGAGTCTCCGCTGACTTTAGATTTTGGAGAAATCCAGGCAAACGGAAGTTTGAAAACGAACACATTCCCGGTGCCGATCCCGAAGGGAGACTACACGATCTGCAGGCTGGCTGCAGGATTGACACTTTCAACCTCGGAACAGAGCTGGCTTGGCAAATCGCCGTCGGGCGTTCCTCTTCATAGCCACAGTGTAACGATACCCGCAGTGAAAGCGGGAGATCGAGTGCTGGTTGCCTGGATTCAGAGCGAAGCAGTCGTAATTGATGTGATCGAGAAATCATAAAGGAGGCGAGGCAAATGTCACAGCCACTATTTCCAGTTGTTGAGGTACCGGATTTTATCTCGGAGGACAGCCAGTACGACACTCAGTACAAAAGGAGTATGAAGTGGAACACGGAACTGGGAGACTTCGTGAGAGATGGGGCGCACCGGATTAAGGAATGCGACGGCAAAGAAGCCTTCGCCATTTGGTGTTTTAAGATTGCACAGACAGAGCGGTACCGCTGTTTGGCGTACCCCGATTCAATCGGTACCGAAATGGAGCGTGCCATGGATAACGACGATGAAAAAACTGTTGAGTCCACGGTGGAAAGAACAATCACAGATGCAATTATGGTAAATCCCCGAGCAGAAAATGTCCGGGATTTTCAATTTACCTGGGAAGGCGATCAGATGCACGTAACCTTCAAGGTAAAGGGCAGCAACTGGGATGAAGAAATAGAGATTAGCTTGTAAAGGAGGTGGAGAGTATGCAGCCGAAATTTAACAGACCGGAGTTCCTGGAAGGAAACTCGGCAGAGGAAATTCACGAGCGAATGATGAATAACCTGCCGGACGACATCGACGATATGCCGGGTGGTTTTCCGTATGATATGACGATGCCTGCAGCGTTGGAAAAAGACGAAATTATCAATTTCCATATCGTAAGGGCATTGATGATTTCTTTTCCGGAATACGCCTGGGATGAATGGTTAGACCTTCACGGTCGCCAGGTACATCTCACAAGACACGAAGCGGAACCGGCTTTTGGATATGTGAAAATCACAGCCGCAGAAGGAACCGAGATTTTATCCGGAACGGTATTCTGTACGGCGGCAACCGAAACCGGCCCGTCGATTGAGTATGCCACCACAGAGGATGCGGTTGTTGGAGGCGAAGGAGCAGTGCTTATACCGGTATCAGCGGTTGAAGCAGGCACAGGTTCTAACGTAGCGGCGAATACGGTTGCCTTGATGATGGTACCCAATAAGAATGTGACCGAGATTAACAATCCGGAGCCTATTCGTGGCGGTACTGAGAGAGAGACAGACGATGATTTTTACGACAGGATCGCCGCAGAGTACGACAACAGCATGACCTACCTAGGGAATGATACGGACTATAAGAGATGGGCGAAGCAGGCAGGAGCAGGAGACGCGATAGTTATTCCTGCTTGGAACGGTCCTGGCACAGTGAAACTTGTGCTGGTAGATGGAAACGGAAAACCGGCCAATGCGAAGCTGGTGCAGGATGTGTATAACTACATCGTTTCTCCAAATGACAGGTCAGCAAGATTACTTCCTACCGGAACGGCAGAACTGACTTGTGTGGCAGCCACAACGGTTGCCGTAAATTATGTTATTACAGGGCTCAGCTACAATGAGACAACC